TTTTATCCTACATTCGGTGGCGGAGCAGATAGTATAAGATTTCAAAGCAATGACAAATATAACACAATACCAACCACATTCCCAACAAGCACACCTATCACATTAAACGGATTTACAGGAACTTTTGGATCAGCAGTTAATGGTAACACATATTATGGTCAAGTACAGTTTGGTATTCTGCTTTCATTGTATACAGATAGTGCTTTAACTCAGCCTTTACAAACAGGATATACTGGTCAAGATATAGGTAATGGAACTTGTACATATGACTTATCAAATGTGTCAACAAACACAAATGGTAAAAGATACAGTTTTGTTATACCACAAAGTAGTAAAGATCTTATATTTTATGATGACAAGACTACTTCTAACACAATCTTATACAAATACAGAAGTGCTAATGCTGACTTTAGATTTGAGAAACCAATAACATCAAACGCAACTATTCAAGGTACAGGTTTAACATCAACTGGCAATATTGTAAGTGATGGTGTAATATTTACTGATACCATAGATAATAGAACAGGCGATAATGTAACAATATCAGCAAACGTTGTTGTTGGACAAAATCCGTCAGGAACAGTCACAGCAAATGTATATCAAAATACTGCTATAACCAGTATGATATCAAGTGTAAACAGAGGCGGTGGTGGAGATGTTATCACAGTAAGTGGGCATAGTACCCAAACATTTACAGATGGCACATACGTAGAAATATCAGGTGTTGTAGATAGTGGATATACACAACTTAATGGTAATAGTTATTATACAAAATGGGATAATAACGAAAGTGGTTATGAACTATACCAAGATCAAAGTTTATTAACACCGGGAACAGATGCCACAAGTGGTGGTTATAATGGTAGTCCAGGTGGTTCTCCCGTTGTTAGTAATGTAACAGGAACTTCAACCCAAAATACTTTTGCTGATGCTGATTTATATGTAAATGGGCATACTTATACAGCAAATATAACTAATACTAATAATATAACAAGTGCTACATTTACAGGTAACTTGACTGGTGCTGTAACAGGTAACTTAACAGGTGATGTAACTGGTGATGTAACTGGTAACTTAACTGGAGATGTAACTGGTAACTTAACTGGAGATGTTACAGGAACAGTTAGTGATATATCAAATCACACCACAGCAGACTTAACAGAAAACACCAACTTATATTACACAGATGCTCGTGCTGACGCAAGAGTAAACTTACAAACAGGCACTAACTTAGATTTAAGCAACAAAACAACATCAGATGTAGCAGAAGGTAGTAACTTATATTACACTGATGCCAGAGTAGACGCAAGGTTAAACAGCGGTAGTGTAGCAAATATTAGTGCTGAAGATTTAACACTTAAAAAGTTTAATGAAACTGTATTATCAAAAGGCAATCAAAGTGGTGATATCAGTAGCACATTAGATGTAGATGATGGTAGTATTTTTCAAGTAACAGCCACAGGCGCACTAACAATAAACAGTTTAGCAAATGCCACAGCAGGTAGCAGTGGTGTTATTATAATAACGCAAGATGGCACAGGGTCACACGCACTAACAACAGGATCAAACATTAAATGGGCAGGAGGCTTAAACACATTAAGCACACCAGGTAACAGTATAGATTTAATCAACTATATGTATGACGGCACAACTTATTACTTCAGTTTAACTAAAGGATACGAATAATATGCCATTAAGTGCTACATTTGACAATGTCAATGGAGAACCAGCAAATATAAGTGGTGGTGTTACGGATTTTGTTGGATCAGGTGATACCAGATTACGCACTCACAAGTTCACAAGCAACAGCACACTGACAATAAATGAGCCAGGTGCTTTAGAGCAAGTGTTATTAGTAGCAGGTGGTGGCGGAGGAGGTGATGCTCCAAACTTAATAACCAATCCAGCAGGTCTCAGAGGAGGCGGTGGTGGAGCAGGAGAAGTTGTGGTGTTAAGCAACTTATTTACTTGGAACGTTACAGACGGAGATGACTCAGTAACAAGTATTTCAGTTACAGTAGGTGCCGCAGGTCCTTCAGGTCTTAATAATCCCCCAGCAGGTAACGGTGGAGACACAGTATTTGGATCATTCACAGCCAAAGGAGGCGGTGGAGGTGACGGTATGACTGGTGGCTCAGGTGGCGGTGGTGCTAACTGGGGAACAAGTTCAGGTGGTTCAAGTAACAAAGGTTCAAACACAGTTAAATCAACGCATTACGGTAATCCAGGTGGTAGTGGTAGCACTACTGGTGGAGGTGGCGGTGGTGCTGGAGGCAGTGGTTCATCAGGTTCCAGTGGCGGTAACGGTGGTAGTGGATATACTTGGATAGATGGTAATACTTATGCTGGTGGTGGCGGTGGAGGAGATAACGAATCAGCCACATCACAAGGAGCAGGTGGAGCCGGTGGTAGTGGTATAGGTGGTTACGGCAGAGGCTGGATTTTAACACCAGGTGGTACTTCAACACAAAATATAAATGGTGCTACATACACTGGTAGTGGCGGTGGTGCTGGTGGTATGGGTGCTGGTGGAGTAGTTATTATTGCTGTTAAAGACCCAGAAGTAGTACCAGTAAGTTACAACTTAGTAGGTTCACCAAGTTCAATAGTAGAAGGTAATGTTACCACACTAACAGCAACAACCACAAGTGTTCCAGACGCAACAGTTTTATACTGGACCATAAACAACATTACAACAACAGATGCTGACTTTGTTAGCACAAATGGCACCATAACAATCAACAGTAACACAGGTTCAAGCACACTAACTACCGTAAGTGGAGCAGTAAGTGGCACAGAGACGTTTACAGTAAGTCTTAGAACGGGTTCTATAACGGGTCCTGTAGTAGATACAACCAGCACATTGAGTTTAACAGAATATGTTCCACCAGCAAGTTATCCAACTTGGAATACTATGCCTACATACAGTGAATGGCAAGGTGTTGCTAACACTATGAATAGTGGTGGTTCAGTTACTTATGATATGGTAGGCGGAACTGTTAGCACAGATAGTGATGCTAATATGTATGCGTTGAGTGTGCCAAACGGTAAAGTATTCTTAGGACCAAGAGATGAAAATGCCAAGTTGTATGATCCAAGTAACCAAACATTAACAGATGTAGTCCCATCAGGTATGAATAATCCGCCTAACAGAAGTCATTTAGGCCCTGCTTTATCAACAAACGGTAAAATATATATACCTCCGTTTAACAGCAGTAAAACAGTTATTGAGTATGATCCCTCAACAGGTAACAGTACTTCATACACAGACAGTAACTTGGATTCAGGTGGTTATTATGGTAGTACAGCATTAAGTAATGGTAAAATAATATTCAAACCCAAAGGTAGCAGTAACCATAGATTATGGGATCCTTCTACAAATACAAGTTCCAGCACAAATATAACCAGTGGTGGATCAGGATTCACATATCCAGCAATGGTAGAACATCCTAAAGACGGAATGGTATATATGTTGCCTTACAGAGATGCTAACATAAAGAAATGGGATCCAACTACGGATACATTCTCTACAATAACACTGAAAACAGGTAGTAGTTCACCTGGTTCTGCTAACCAATATCAAGATGCTATTTTAGGAGCAGATGGTAAAATATATGGTACGCCTTGGAACAGCGGTGACATTGGTATATTTGATATTGACACATCGTTCTTTGAAAGATACGATCCAAACAACAACATACCCTCAAGTGCCCAGTTAGGTAAAGGTGTATTAGGCAATGACGGTAGAATATATATGATGCCAAGAGGACAAGATAACGTAATGATTATACCAACATCACCATTAGACAGCACATATGGATTTAGTGGAGACAGTTGTACATCAACAGTAACATCAACAAACGTTCAAAGCAGTATATTTTCTAATAACTATTGGGACGGTGCTGTGGACAATGACGGATACATCGTGTGTTGTCCAGTAAACTTAACATCATCTAATCCTTTACTGAGAATAGATACTAACGAATCAACCAGTATTGTGTATGACTTTAGATTGTCACCACACATAAACAACGGATAAACTATGGAATATTATTATTATGATGCGGAAACTGGAGAGTTTATGGGAACAAGCATAACCATTAAACCAGGCAGTTATACCACAGTGGCACCACCATTATGTGACCACGGTGATGAATACCCCGCATTTGTAGAGAAAGCAATATTTAACGAAGAAACAGAAACTTGGACGAAAGTCGCAATATAGGAGAACATTATGCCAACAAGAAGCAGAGGCACTAAAAAAGCCAAAGATATGAAAAAGAAAAAGAAATCCAATGGCTCTAAAAGAAAAAGAGGTTGATTGGCAGGCTTATTATAGCCGTATAAAAAGTGTATGCCCTTGGAGTTATAACGCATATATGAAAGATAAAATATTAGTTTGGCCCAATGCGGTAAAAACAATAAGAACAGTATGTGCTACATTTGACAGCACAGATTATGAAGCATTTGTTTATGTGTTTCCTAATCACACACCCAGTCAGTTAGATGACTTGGTTGTGGCACTTAATCAATATAAACCTAAATCAGAGTTTTTGTGGAGTCACCCAGACGCAGATAGTGGAGACGGAAACAGCACTGAAATACCTGTTATAATACAGCAAAACAGAGGTGAACTGAATGACCTCAGAGAAAAACTTAATGGAGAATAAATGAACGAACTATTACAATATGCTTACAATAATCATTTTGATAATGACAAGTATAATGATCTGTTTGACTTGATAATGGCAGAAACACTACAAAGTGAAACAGCAATCGATACTTGGATCAAAGAAAATGTCTAAAAGCATTACAAATACACATCTCGATAATAAAATAACTGTGGTTGAAACTGATGTCAAACACATTCACGACTGTATTCACAGATTAGAAGACGAAGTAAAAGACAACAGAAAGTTTTTTACCAGTAGGTTAGACAGACTGGATAACAGAATATGGATGATTATGGCATTGACTTTTACCACTTTTGTGACCCTATTTGCTTCAGTTTTGTTCTCTTAAAACACCCAAAACTCACTTTTTGTATAAATACTACTGTAACGAGAGTATACATCATAACACTTGATTCTGACAATGATAGTAACGTTATATAAAGAGTGGCCTCTTTATTTCTCCGTATAACTCGTTACAGCACCGCATACAGGACCAAGGTTCGTAATGTTGTGCCATTTTGTGTTAACCTACAGCCATTGGTTAACGCATTTTTCCTAAAGATATATTGATAGTCCGGCTATCAATAGTATATATAGTATAGTAAGAAACATTTTTATCGAGGTGTTTCTTGCTGAGTTCATTATCACAAACAAAATACAACACAAGTGATAAATAAAAGTGTAGACAACATTTCACTTCATTCTACCTTCTGCGTAGAATACCAAGTGCTTATTCGTAGTTGAATCCAAATGTTGCCACATTTCGTGTTGTCTACACCCCCTTTCCTTTTTATACTCCAAAAACTTGTTGCGATGATAAATAAACTTGTAACAGAGTTACAATGAATAAAGAGTATTGGCAACAAACAGAACTGAAACTACGATGAACAGAAAAAGAAAACAAATCAAGGCACAAAACAAAGCAACTCGTATTGCTCAACAAAACCAAAAACCTCGCAGAGTTCCCAAAGACCTCAGTGGGCCAGAAAGATGGGCACTTGTTGATGCTATACACAATCAAGGCAATAACACTAACACACAAACACAACAGGCAAAAACTTGGCAACAAGTCCTCAGTACTGGTGATAAAGAATCAGTATCAGTGGACGCACACGGCAAAACACAAACAAAAATAAAAAGCACATACAACATAAGAAACAAAGAATACAGAACCCTATATAAATCACAATAGCACCCGAACAGGTTTGGGTAGTGGAAAAGGCTGGTTGGAACCTTCACAGCACACTTAGGAAGAGAACACTTCAAAAAACATATAGCATAAACAGTTATATACTAACACGAGATATAACTTACACTTATAACGGTGTAGTCGTTGAGGTTGGAGAAGAACAGAATCCATTGCGTATATATGTATAAACAAATACCTCTGTTTGAAAGACTGTGATACTCACATAATGATATCCAGTAGAGAAGACACTATGCTGTAGTGTTTTCTTGACTGATTAATCTACATAATAAGTTTTATCTAATGTGTAACTGTTAAACAAACAAGCAACTACACGAATGTAATGAGTGTTTGCTGTTTGTTTTGTGTGAACGTAGTTCGCACATACAATATCTCAACTGTATTGCGTAATGCTGTCGCATTCCACAAAAACAACTCAACAAAAACACTTCGTGTTTAGTTGTTGGTTGTTTATTTCTTCTTCACATAACTACTGGCATTTGTGATACCTGTTATAAATACTTTCAGTGAGTAGCCAGTATATCAAGACAATACCATATTTTGACAGAAAACAAGTTTATGGTGCTCATATGACTTGGGCAAGGAGTTGTTATATAAAACCCACAGCAACTCAACAACGCACACTCACTTGGTTGTTAGACACCAAAGTAGCAGAACAAAAGCAATATGTGATAGTGAACGACGAACCAGTAAAATCACCCACAAAACGTGTATTATGGCGCAGAACCGACACAAAATGGGTAAAGATCACAAAATAGAGATAAATATAGATATACAGTAAAACACTGATTTACAGGAGACGCAATGTCCGATGACAAACAACCATATCAAGTAAAAAACATCAAACGAGGCGAAAAAACAGTAACAGGCAGGATTGTTGGGCGTAACAAAACAGTTATACCTGAAGATGAGTTCTATCAAATGGCTTGTTTGTTCAGTACTTGGGGAGACTTTTCAGAATACTACGGAGTGCCAGAAAGCACACTCAGAGACAACTTTCGCGACTTATATATAAAAGCACGACAAGTAACGAAACGCAAGTTGCGTAGTAAAATGTTAGAGACTGCTCTTAACGGAGACAGAGTAATGATGATTTGGTTAAGTAAACAGTGGCTGTCAATGAGTGATTCACCAACAAAAGAATCAGATAGTGATATATTACCGTGGAATGAACCAGCAGGAGAACAATAAGTATGCCAGTACCACCAAACAATGTGCGTAAACTTGCCAGAAAAGCATTAGAAGTTAGAGCAGAACTACCACCAAGCAAAAGAGCAGGAACACCAGTAGGTATTGCTCGTGCTAAACAGTTGGCTAATGGCGATAATCTCAGTCAAAGCACACTTAAACGTATGCGGAGTTTTATAGCAAGACACAAGCCAAACTATGAAAGAGCCAGAAAACAGGGCAAATCAATGAAAGATGGTGGTGTTATATTGGCAATGGCACTATGGGGATATCCTGGTGTTAGCACTTGGCTAAACAGCAACATAGAGGATTAAGTCACAAAAAAGGCGCCTTGCGACGCCTTATACTAACAGGAAGTCCTTTTTGGTTAAGAGTGGACCAATCTCTTTTTGTCTATTCGTCTATTGCGTATACACCATATATGTTGCCGCCAATAAAGACATCTTTAGCATTTTTTACAATACCAAAATCCACAGCATTTTGATACAATGTATCCTTCAGCCATTTTGTCAAAGCACCTGCTGATTGATCAGAATCAGTGTTTTTGAATGTGTTGTTCAGTTTGTTGTATACAGTATACTGCTCATCACTAAGTGGCACAAAAGGATATGCTGTATCAGTTGTGTCATCTATTACACATCCGTCTATGTCAAAAGCATAGTTTAAGCCGTTTTGCTTACACAAATCTACGTACTGGTGATCTACACTTGCTTGTAGTTGTGCGATTTTTTGTATAACTTTACTGTTATTTTTTAAGTTTGATGTTGCCATTTCGACTCCTTATTTTAGTTTAGCATTATTGCTAAACATAAAACTATTATACTATACTTTTGATTTGAGTCAACCTCTAATAGTCACAAAAAAGCCAGATAAATCGCCTGAATCGTATAAATAGTAGCATAATATATATATGGAGCAAGATATGAAGATGTATTCAGAAGAAAAGACCAAGTTTATAAACACAATGAGCATAGCAGGAGTTAGTATGCTGTGGGGTCAAATGTTGGGAATGTTATCGCCTTGGTTTACACCACTAACTGTAATCACTATTATAATAGGTTACGGATCAGAACTACAAAAACCCAATAACAACTTACACTAAACAATGAAACTGACATCACCACAACAAACTGTGAGTGATAGTTCCGCACGATTTAGGGTAGTTGCGGCAGGACGTAGATTCGGTAAATCGTTCCTCAGTATTAATGAGTTAGCAAAGTTTGCCAGACTTCCTAACCAACGTTGTCTTTATGTAGCACCTACATATCGCCAAGCAAAGCAAGTGATATGGGATGAACTAAAGAATAGATTGTTTGGTGTGAGATGGATAGACAAAGTAAATGAAAGTGATCTCAACATACAGTTAAAAAATGGTTCAATAATATATATACGCTCAGCAGACAACAGAGAAGCATTACGTGGAGCCAAATACAACTTCATAGTAATGGATGAGTGTGCTGACATTCACAGTGATACATTCTATCAGATATTGCGTCCCACATTATCAGACACAGGCGGCTGTGCTTTGTTTATAGGCTCACCTAAAGGCAGAAACTGGTTTTATGACTTATACAATCAAGGATCAGAAGCAGGATGGGAAAGTTGGCAGTTCACAACTGCTCAAGGCGGCAATGTGCCCCAAGAAGAGATAGAACAAGCAAAAAGAGACTTGGATGAAAGAACATTTGAACAAGAGTATTTGAGCCAGTTTGTGAGTTACAGTGGTGTTATATACTATGCTTTTGGTGATGAAAATATCAAAAGTATGCCTGTTATACCACCCACAGCACCTCTACACATAGGAATGGACTTTAACATAGATCCAATGAGTGCTGTTATCTGTATACAGGATGGAGAACGTGCTTGGGTAATAGATGAAATAACCATATACAGTTCAAACACCAATGAAATGTGTGAAGAGATAAAACGCCGATATCCGAAACGTGGCATAATAGTATATCCAGATGCTTCAGGCGTTAGAAGAGCCACAAGCAGTACTGGTATCACAGACCACCTTATACTACAGCAACACGGCTTTACAGTTAGAACAGGTAGCACAAACCCTCCTGTAGCAGAACGTATAGCCGCAGTTAACAGTAGGTTGCGTAACAGCAGTAAAGAGCATTTGTTATACATTGATCCCAAGTGTAAACAAACCAGAGAAGGTTTAATCAAAATGACTTACAAAGAAGGCACAAGACAACCAGACAAAAGTTCAGGATATGACCATATCACAGATGCGTTAGGATATTACATAGAAAGAACTTGGCCTATACGCAATACGAGAACTGACAAATATATGCCCACAAGGCGTAGCACAGGAAGAAACTTATGACAACACCAAAAAAAGGATCTAAAGAATGGGTCCGCAATGAAAAGATTATAAATGAAACACCAGCACTAAAAGAAATGCGTGATGTAAGTGAAGGGTTTAAGTATAAGCCTGGGCAAACACACGGCGGAAAAGGCAGTGCTCGTAGAGGTGGTAATGAAGATGCTTATGCTGAAGGTTGGGACAGAATATTTGGCAAAAAGAAATAAGCCAGTTTATAAACCATTAACACCTGGATCAATAAGTTTACCAATCCAATCGTAACTGATTACTTTACTCCACATATCAAACAATCTCTTAACACTGGATAAATCGTCAGGATCACAGTTTATACTGGGTTGATGTATCTCTATTGCTTTCAAGTGTGGATGGCCCAACTGTCTGTGTTCGTGTTGTTTATACCATTCATCACTGGGCATTTTGAATCCTGCTTCAAACTCTATAGGATCATACCAATCTGCCAGATATTTGTTGTTCATTATTTCTTGATTGTTGTCTAACACACGAGCCGCATTACAGTATGTTACTATATAAGGTTGTCTTGGATTAGCACTATCTTTGGGATCATTGTATGTCCAAAATACGTTGTTGTGTGCCACAGGGTGTAAGTCTACACTTTCGGCTATGTCATTGATCACACTCATCTTTTGAGCAACATTAAAGGTACTGTAGGTGCTTTGATCCAAATGCTTCAAGTATTCCAAATGTGGTTTCACAGTATGTCCTCAAGTGTAAAGAAAGTGGATTTTATCATTCTCTTATATCTTGGCATAAGCCACCAATCCACTTTGGTGTGTTTGCCACGAGCAAATCTTTGGTCTGTTTGGGCAAACACTGAACCCAACTTGTAGTGTTTGTTAGCAAGTGTTATAGGGTGTAAGCCTTCTTCCAATGCCATTTGACCCAATGTTTTACCATACTGTTCTTCCCACAATGTGAGTTTTTTGCGTCTTTGAAAGGGTGTTCCATACAGATTAACTCGCATATGAATAGCATCTGGTGTAACTTCTTCCAGTTTACTTAAACTTATAGCATCTATTCCCCATTTGTGTTCAAACTGAGTTATTTTTGTGCCGTCTGGTAATGTTATCTTAGTGCCTGGCATATCAAACTCCAATAAACAAATCAACTGTGCTGTTATCGTACGTTTGACCGTCTGAGGCAATAGTGAGTTTATTGTTCTTACTGAAATATATTCTGGATAAATCTCTGTTGGGTTCTTTGGTATCTCTGTGATAGCCAATATCTTTTACTGTTAACACACTCTTTTCCATTTCTCCTGTGACGTGATTTTTAGCACCAGTATCTCTGAATACATAAGTTGCTATGTCAAACACTTTTTCTATGTCTGCTAACTGTTTGGTAGTAAACTTTATTTCAGTTGCTCTGGTTCGGTTTAACACCAATCCACTACAAGTAGTTAGTACTGTATTGAAACTGTTAAGTCTATCATATGTGCCTTTTTTATTGATTGTTTGATCCAGTTTGCCTAATGCTGTAGGAAATGTGTTTACTTTGTGTGTATACTCTAACACTATTCTGCTTAGCCAACTGTATATCCATTCTTCAGTGGCTAAATCAAAGTATACCCAGTTGTCCTTGCCGTTAGGCGCCTTTTGTGTGGTAAATGGTATAATGGTTAAGTTCTTATTTGGGAAAAATCTATTCATATCATAATCGTATGCTGTATCACACGGTATGTTGAATGGTTCAAAGCGAACACAAGATTGCCTATTTAAGGATTTACCATTTCTGTCTTTGATGTATTTTGTTTGTATATTCATTGTTTGTCTCCTTGTTGCCAACATAAGTATTTATCTATTTTATACAAAAAAGGTGCGTATAAATGAGTGTATATACGCACCATCTCTAAAGGAGTAAGTCCTTGTGACCCCAGCGGACTAATCTGGCATTTAAGGTAATGCGATACCCTGGTCATTATATTTTATGCTTCTGCTAACTGTTTGTTGTGCTTTTCAATATCCTGTACTGGCGACCATATTCTGTGTAATATTCTGCGTTTTACTAAGTTAGGTCTACTAAACGGCCTTTTATAGTTTTCGAATCTGTCTAAAATATCATCTAACAATGTATCTACTTGATTACTTGTAATAGCAAAACATACTGTATCTATTTTAGCAGATAACTGTTCTTTGCTGTCACTGTAACTGTGTCTATCTTTATGATTAGAGAAACTATATATAATGCTACGATTTTCTGTATTATGCCAGTCTTTGTAAATAAACTCACCTGTTTCACGATATACAGTATAGATATCTTGTATAAGTTCACTACATCTAATAGCAACATCTGTTTTGGATATACCATTGTTTTTCAAAAACATCTGCGAAACACATAAATCATTTACTTCACGCCATATGTTATTATCTAAACAGTTAAGGAAAAAGTCCTCTTCACTGAGATCATCTATAATGCGATTTACTATTATGATAGCATATCTATCTACGTATTCTTTTGTGTTGTATTTTTGTGTGTTCATATATTACTCCTTTATTAAATATATACAGTTAGTATAGCATCTTATAGATGTTTGTCAAGTGTTTTTTTAACTTTTTTTAACCTAAACTCTTCGTTCATAAACAGATTCTGTAAATGGCGAGTGTATGCTTGAGCACACTTTTTATCTCGCCAATACTGTATGCGAACTCTGTGCGGTTTTTCTGCTACAACTTTATACATTATTGAAATAATATATCAGTATCGCCTTTAACTTCAATATAAGTTTCTGTATCAATATCGACAGTAAAACTTTTACCAAGACTTGGAACAGTAACTACCTTAGCCATATGGCCAATATTCATAAGCCAATCGTTATTAGCAAAATGTTGATCTTGAGTCAAACCTTTGTAATAAGTTTGACTCCATTGTTTTGTATCGTGTGGTAACTTCATATATGCTCCTTATTGAATGTTATCAACAACTAATCTGCCTTGAAGGTCATCTAACTGTTGAAGTGTTGTTGAAGAAGGATCTTCAATATCAGCACCTACACTTTGTAAAAGTTGTAACACTCTTGAACCTAAACCTGCGTATGTTCTCATAACATCTCTGCCAAATAGTTCTAATGCTTCTGTGTTAGCATTGTTTACAACATTAGCACACAACTGCTCTATTGTTGTTAGTGTAGTTTTGTGGAACAATAAATCGTTTTGTATTTTGTGTTGATACAAACTCATCATTGTATTCATTGTCAACTCTTCTATAACTTCTTG